TATGTAGTTTCTGACGATGTATCAACATCTCAACAATTAGATAGAAACATTATCGCAGGAGCAACAATATAAAAACATAAAATCAATCATTAAAATTGTTATACTAATATGAAGGAATTAGATTTAATAGAATTATTTATAGACGAAGAAAAAGAATTAGACGGAATCGAGGCAATTTCTTTGGTAGAATTTCCTGCCATAGAAGAAAATTTTGTTGCACTAAGTAAGCACAAAGTAGAATTTAAAGCAATAGACGAAGAACGCAGAGTTGTTATCGGTTTGGCTTTAGTACCTGATAAAAAGATTTACAGAAGGGATAAGGATTACGAATATAATATTATGTTCTCTAAAGAAACTGTTAGAAAAGCATCTGAACTATATTTAAAGAATCAGAAACAAAACAATACTACACTAGAACATCAGACTCTAACAAGTGGTGTATCTGTTATAGAATCTTGGATCGTGGAAGATGTAGACAAGGATAAGAGTTCTTTATATGGTTTAAATGCTGTAGAAGGTGCTTGGGTTGTTACTATGAAAATTTACAATGATGCTGTTTGGGCAGATGTAAAAGAGGGTAAATACTTGGGGTTATCTATTGAAGGAATCTTTAGCGATAAGCAAGAATTATCTGCTGATGATAAAATTATAAATGAACTAAAAGAACTTTTATCATAATGGCAAAAGCGGTTTACTGTAAATGTAAAAACACTTATTCAATAGAGTGTAAAAACAATAAGAATAAAAAATGTAACGCTCCTGAATATTGGAGTCAGGGAATAGGTCGCATAAATGCGCTTCCTGTAATTAATGAAGTATTCGGACAAACTTTTGATAACACTTTTAAATAAAAAAACAATGAGCATAAAAAGTAACGCAATAATAATAAGGGATGAAACCGCAGTAGGAGCAAATACTGCAAATAGGGTAGGAGGTAATCTTGTTGATATAGCAGACGATTTAATATCTAAACAATCAGCTATAGATTTAAACACATCAAAAGCAGGTATAACATCAACGCAATCAAGCAATATAAATTCCAATAACGCAAAAGTATCTTATACAGATGCAGTAGCGGTTTCAGCCAATACATCTAAGGTAGGTTATACAGAGGCTTTAGTTTCTGCAAATGCAAGTGTTTACGCTAATACAATTAAAAACACCTATCCAAATGTAGATGCTACTAAATTAGCAGGCATTGAAGTAGGAGCAGATATTAATACGGTTAATAGTTCTACAACAGGAGAACCAACAGGAAGTGATATTATTTTAAACATTGTTTCTTTAACGCAAGCAGAATACGATGCGGGTACAAAAATAGCAACAACATTTTACATAATAAACTAATAGTATGGCTTTGAAAATAGGAAGTACATCTGTTTCTAAAATGTACAAAGGAAGTATTGAGGTTACAAAAGGTTACTTAGGTTCTAGTTTAATTTATTCAATTGCAGCACCTTCAACTGCATTAACAAACTCTAATTTCAGCACAGCAAGAAATTTATGGTTCACAGACCAAGCACAAGCAGAAGCTACTTATGGATTAATCGGGGATTGGAACACTACAGCGGTTACAAATATGAAAGACGCCTTTTTTGCGCAGGGTGTTGTTTCTAATACGTTTAACGAAGATATATCAAATTGGGATGTTAGCAACGTTACAAATATGGAAAATATGTTTCGCTCTCAAAGTATATTTAATCAAAACATTGGTGGTTGGAACACAGGCAACGTTACGAATATGAGCATAGCCTTTTCGTCAACAGGTTTATTTAATCAAAACATTGGTGGTTGGAATACAAGTAGCGTTACAAATATATCTGATATTTTTTCAAATTCACAATCTTTCAACCAACCTATTGGGTCGTGGGATGTAAGTAATGTCACATCTTTATTTGGTTCTTTTTATAATGCATCCGCATTTAATCAAGACATTAACGCTTGGAATGTAAGCAATGTAACTACTTTTCATTGGGCGTTTAAATTAGCCAATAATTTTAATCAAAACATAGGAGGTTGGGATGTAAGTAATGCTTCAACTATAGCGCAGATACTTAACTCAACAAATTTAAGTACATCAAATTACAACCTTATACTTATTGGATGGGAAGCAGATTTACAGTCGAAATTCCCAAATGGCGCAGGGTACTCTAAAACACCTTCTGCAGGTTTTGGAGGTACTAGGTACACAATTGGTGGTTTAGCAGCATCTGCAAGAGCATCATTAATAAGTAATTTTGGATGGACTATTACAGACGGAGGAGGAATATAAAATAAATAAATAAAATGGAAGAATTTACAAATACACAAATAAGTTATCCAAATGCAGAAACTTGGTTTATTTGTTGGAATGATGGAAGGAATGAAATAACTGCATACGGTTCTGTTTTACCAACGCAAGTAATGGAAACTGCTTGGCATCAATTAGATTATTTTGATAATAAAAACTCTTACAAAGAAGTTCTTTTGGAAAATGGAATTGAAGATACAATGTAAGCACAATCTTTTAAAACGTTTTAAAGTAAAAATTAAACACTTTAAATAAAACCGAACATAGACGTAGAAAGTATATTTTTAGTTCTTTAAAACGCTTAAAAAGATATTAATTTAAAAAAAGAGGGTATGAAAATACAAAACACTAACTTAAATTTGTTATATTAAATATGAATAAAAAGGCAGAATTATTAAACAAGGTTAGAGCTGTACTTGGTATAAGTGTGGAACTTGAAAAAATGGAACTTGAAAACGGTGCTGTTTTAGAATCTGAGTCTTTCGAAAGTGGAGCAGAAATCTTTATCGTAGTTGATGAAGATAAAGTTGCTACACCTGTAGGAGAGTACGAAACTAAAGATGGTAAAGTTATAGTGGTTGCAGAAGAAGGAGTTATTGCTGAAGTTAAAGACGTATCCGAAGAAGAAGAAGCACCTGTAGAGGAAGCTCCTGTCGCTGAAGAAATGGCTGAAGATGAAGAAGTAACAGACGTTAAAGAGGAAGAAGTTCCTGCTGACGATGAGATTAAAAATGTAATTAATGCTATTGCTGAGGAATTAGCAATGTTAAAAGCAGAGATTGAAAAATTAAAAGGTGGAGGATCTGAGGATTTGAGTACCGAAGAGGTTGTAACTGAGGATTTGAGCGCTCAGGTGGAAGTAGAATTGTCTACACCATCTGCTGAACCTATTTCGCATACACCTGACAACACAGTAAACAAAAGAGAACAACACTTACACGCACAAAAAGTAAACACTAATTCAACATTAAACAGAATTTTTAACACATTAAATAAATAAATATGGCTACAACTACTAATATTACAAGTACTTACGCAGGAGAGTTTGCAGGGAAATACGTTTCTGCAATGCTTTTATCAGGTAACACAATCGCAAACGGATTAATTGAGGTTAAACCAAACATTAAATTTAAAGAAGTTTTAAAAAGATTAGAAATTGATAGTATTGTTGCAAACGCATCTTGTGATTTCTCTGACACATCTACAGTTACTTTAACTGAAAGAATTATAGAGCCTAAATCTTTACAAGTAAATCTTGAATTATGTTTGACTCCTTTCCGTTCTGATTGGGAAGCGGCTTCAATGGGTTTTTCTGCACATGACAATTTACCTAAAACTTTTTCTGATTACTTTATCGGACAATTATCTGCAAAGATTGCTGCAAAAACTGAAAATGACATTTGGGGAGGAGTTGCAGGAGCAGGTTCTTTTGATGGAATTACTACTTTGTTAGCTGCGGATGCTGCACATACAGGAGCAAAGAAGATTACAGGAGAAGCAATTACATCTGCAAACGTTGTTGCACAATTGGAATTAGTTCTTTTAGCTATTCCTGAGCAATTATTGCAAGATGATGGATTGCATATCTATGTTGCAAACAACGTATACAGAGCGTATACTTTATCACTTGGTGGTTTTGGAGCGCAAGGTTTAGGAGCAAATGGAGTAAACGGACAAGGTCAAAACCAAAGTGTTAGCCCAACGTTATTTGCAGGTATAAAAATAGTTCCTGTAAACGGTTTACCATCTAATAAAATGGTTGCAACTGTAAAATCTAACTTATATTTCGGAACAGGTTTATTATCTGACCAAAACGAAATTAAAGTTTTAGATATGTCAAATCTTGACGGATCTCAGAATGTTAGATTTATCGCGAGATACACAGCATCTGTACAATACGCAGTAGTTGAGGATATCGTTTCTTACGGTTTAGGACTATAATAACAACTGATTAATAATATTAAAAGGGTAGATGGATATTCTGTCTACCCTTTTTTAACTAATAAATAAAATATAATAATATGGCATGTACATTAACAGCAGGTAGAGCATTACCTTGCAAAAAATCCGTTGGAGGGTTAAAGGCTATTTATTTTGCAGATTACGG